CTCTGCAATCAGCGGCGGCGGTAGTCCACGCGCAGTCAAACGATTCACTAATTCTTTACGTGTCATTTGAATGTAGTGCGTCTTACCTCTGCTTTTCTTACTAGATGTAGTAGCTTTCATGTGTGTTCTCCGGTTTGTGTCCAGTTTGTAGGGTGTAATTCAAATCACGCGGCAACGCTATGAGCTAGTACTGGCGCGGCATCTCGTTTTTTTTGTCCACTTGTCCATTGTTTCAGAACCATCAAAGGGCTGGCGAGAATGTTGGTGATTGTTGTGAGTTTGTTTTGCTTTCTCATAATGACTTAACATTCTAAATGGACAGGCTTGTATAGGCAAGGTGATAGACAAGTGGACATATATATATAAATATCTTTTAAAAGTAAGTATATATAAGGGTTTCGCCCTTTCGCACTTGATTTGAAAAAGGCGCTACATTCTGGACACACCTAGTTACGGTATGACACGTTATATCTTAACGTGTCGGTGTAGAAGTCACGCTCTGCTTGTGTGAGCGTGTGCCATGTTGGTTTGTCGTCTACCTCATCGAACTCATGGACATACTGTCCGCGAGTTTCTTCTGTGACTTGAAAGCCTACGCGCAGTAGTGCTTGCTTGAGTTGGTCGTTACGCATGGTTAGTCTCCTTAGCAAATGAAGTCAGGGTGATTGGTGAGTTTGAATATCTCAGCGACATCGCGTAGCTGAGTCTGGCTTTTGGTCGTGCGTGCTGATCTGATTAGCGTGGACATGGCGCGTGCTGCCGTGTCGATCATGCCGTGTTGAATGTAGCGTGCAACGCTTTCTATTTCGCGTATCTCTGATTTAGTCATGGTGATTCTCCTGTTTGACAACATTGGGATTCCGCGCAGAGGGGTGATTCCCTGCGCGGCTTGATTGAAAACTCATGGACAACTTGTCCGCGAGTTAGGCTGACAACAACTCGATCAGCTTGCGACGCTGTGCCGGTGTGAAGTTCTTGAGGATGCGCTGTGCCTCGCGCTGTACTGCGTCCGCTTTCGGCTTGGCTGGTGCTTTGCTCTCGCCGCTTGGCGCGTCAACGCTAGGAAAGCAAACATCAAGCACGCGAGTGACTGCCTTCTGTGCTGCCTCGATAGCCTTCTTGTCTGTACTCTTGAACGTCAAGCCGCGCTGCCCTTCGGTAGTGCTGATGCTGTGCTTCTTTGCTGCCCATGCTACTGCGAACGGTCTAGCAGTCGCACGATCGCCGATGCCTTCGGCGAGTAATCGTTCTGCGAATGAGAGTGATGCGTTGTCTGCATCGGTGAAGATAGCGAATACTGCTGCGTTGATGAAGTCAGTCATGGTAGTTCTCCTAATGATGATTGACTCATGGACAATGTGTCCACGAGTGAGAGAAACTGTATCCCTCATATAGTTGCGAAATGACCTCGCATCAATCAAAACGACCGTATCAGCGACCCCACCGTACCCCTACCCAAGCAAACTGAGCAGGCTTGCAGGCTCGGCATAGAACACTATTCCCCACACGCAATTTCACTTTTGTTTCAAATTCAATAACATAAAAATTTCTATAAAAAATCAAATAGGAATCTGTCTAACATTTGACATGCCACAATAAAAAAAGCCCCCACCGAAGTAGGGGCCTAAAAGGGCCGTTGCCCTAAGCGAGATCTCCAACCACGGAGACAGCAATCATGTAAAAATTTACACAACCGCAGAACTGAGTATATACTCCGCCCAACGTGACTGCAATGGTCAGCGCCTATGCTAGAGCATTTATTAGATGAAACTGTTTTTACTCCCGACGTTCTCGACACGCCGGTGGCTACGCCTGTCTCAAAAGCAAGCCCTGAACAACTGATGGACGCACAAGTTGAAACGGCTAAATGGCTTGAGGAACTGGGCGCGGTATCCGACGAGGACATAACGGACCAAATTCAGGAAGACAGCGCCCGACAAGCGTTTGCTTTACTTACTCAAGACCAAGACCCCAAAACTAAGAAAACGGCGTTAACAAAAGTGACCACGCCAGAAGCGGTAAAGCATCTTGTTGGAATGTTAACTGCATACGACTGGCACTTTGTTGAGCAAGCCAAAGAAATTAGAGGCTATGCGGTGGCGCAGTTGGTGGAGGAAACAAAACACCCTGATGCCAAGATACGCCTACGTGCGCTTGAGCTGCTAGGTAAAGTTACAGAGGTAGCGTTATTTACTGACCGGATAGAAGTTAAAAAATCTGATCTGTCGGACTCTGAACTGGATAGTCGCATTAAAGAAAAACTGGAACGCATGGCAAAGATTGTGGATATCACTGACGTGACGTACGTGGAGGACGTAACACCAAAGGCCGACGATGAACCTGAACCAGCATGAAATCGCAGCGCTCAACAAGATACTACCTACGCTCTCAGCGCAGGAGAAAGCAGAACTGCTGTCTGATCTTGAGGAGAGGGCGAATCGTGCGGGTAAGAAAGCTGCTCAAGATTCAGTACTTGGGTTTGCGACACAGGTTTATCCGGGCTTTAAGATTGGCCCCCATCACAGAAAGCTAGCCAAAATCTTCCAAGACGTGATTGATGGCAAGAAAAAACGCGTGATTATCAATATTGCGCCACGTATGGGTAAGTCAGAGTTCTCCTCCTACCTGTTCCCCGCCTACTTCCTTGGCAAATACCCCGAGAAAAAAATCATCATGGGCACGCACACCGCGGGTCTGTCTGAGGATTTTGGTCGTCGCGTGCGAAATTTGCTGGAGTCTGAGGAATACGCAGACATTTTTCCCAAAACTAGGGTAGCTGATGACCAAAAAGCAGCCGGTAAGTGGTCAACCAGCGCGGGAGGCCAGTATTACGCAGCCGGTGTGGGGGGTGCGTTGGCTGGTCGTGGTGCGGATTTGTTTGTAATTGACGACCCACACTCAGAACAGGACATGAAAGCCAACAGTCGCGGTGCATTTGATGCCGCGTGGGCGTGGTTTCAGCAGGGTCCGCTGCAACGTCTGATGCCAAACGGCGCAATTATCGTAATCATGACGCGTTGGAGCTTGGTTGACCTGACCGGACGTTTAATTGACTACCAGATAAAAAACCCTGACGCGGATACGTGGGAAATTGTGGAGTTGCCTGCCATATTTAACGAGGGAACGCCGGAAGAAAAGTCGTTGTGGCCTGAACAATGGCCGTTGGAGATGTTGAAGTCCAAAAAAGCCAACTTAGACCCACGGTTTTGGAACGCGCAGTACATGCAGAACCCCACATCGGACGTGTCAGCCATTATTGGGCGCGGTTCGTGGAAGATTTGGGAAGAAGATGAGCCGCCAGAGTGTAGTTATGTCATTCAGAGCTGGGATACGGCGCATGAATCCAAAACATCAGCCGACTATAGCGCTTGTACTACATGGGGCGTCTGGTATAACGACGAGGACAACGGCGCACCTAACTTAATACTGTTGGATGCGTTCAAAGACCGGATGCAGTTCCCTGAATTAAAGGCAACTGCCTTGAAACACTACAAGGAGTGGGAGCCAGATGCGTTCATTGTGGAGAAAAAGGCAGCAGGCGCACCACTTATCCAAGAACTCAGAGCAATGGGCATCCCCGTCGATGAGTTCACCCCCAGCCGAGGCCGAGTCAAAGGTTCTACAGACAAAACCGCCCGTCTTAACGCTGTTGCCGACTTCTTCCACAGCGGCAAAGTGTGGGCACCAGACACACGATGGGCAAGAGAAGTAATTGAAGAGGTTGCAGCTTTCCCTGTGGGGGAGCATGACGACTATGTTGATACGGTGTCCCAAGCGCTGCTGCGCTATCGCCAAGGCGGCTTCATTAGTCTGCCAAGCGACTACGAGGATGAACCGCAATTTTTTAAACGCAAGACACACGCATACTATTAAGGACGCACCATGTCGATAGATAAAGCCCTATACGCAGCCCCTTTGGGCATGCCAGCCGACGCAGAAGACGATGGCATCGAGATTGAAATTGAAGACCCAGAGGCCGTACGTATTAAAGCTGGCGACTTAGAAATTGAGATTGAGCCGGGCGAAGAAGGGGAAGAAGACTTTAACGCCAACCTTGCAGAAGAAATGGAAGAGAGCGAATTGCAGTCGCTTGTGGGCGAGATTTTGGATGACGTGCGTAACGACTTAGCTTCACGCAAAGATTGGGAAGACACGTATAAAGAAGGTTTGACGCTGTTAGGTTTGAAGTATGACGAGCGTACAGAGCCGTGGGCAGGTGCGTGTGGCGTGTTCCACCCTATGATTACTGAAGCCGTTGTGCGCTTCCAATCAGAAACAATTACTGAGACGTTCCCAGCCAAAGGCCCAACTAAAGCCAAGATCATTGGTAAAGAAACGCCAGCTAAAAAAGAAATTGCAGAACGTGTGCAAGAAGACATGAACTACGAATTGACTGAGGTCATGAAAGAGTTTCGTCCTGAACATGAGCGCATGTTGTTCTCTTTGCCAGCCATCGGCTCCGCATTTAAGAAAGTGTATAAGGACCCCACACTAGGTCGCCAAACATCAGTCTACGTATCAGCAGAAGACATCATCCTGCCGTATGGCACGACAGAACTACAAACGTGTTTCCGCCTTACGCATCGCATGCGCAAGACTGAGAACGACATTCTGAAGTTGCAGAAAGCTGGGTTCTATCGTGATATTGATTTGGGTGAACCACCTAAAGTAACCAACGAAACGCAACAAAAGAAAGACAAAGAATCAGGCATGTCCGCGTCGTTTGACGACCGCTATGAGTTGTATGAAGTGCATATCGACCTTGATTTGCCCGGCTATGAAGATG